ATGTTAAAGATATTTGCTGCCATACTATCCCCTTTTGTATTTTCCTTACTCATTGGTATTTATCAAATACCAAAGTTCATCTTAAATAGTACTTTCCCGTCTTTTCCTTTAGACTCCTATTATCTGATCTTCTTAATCTATGCTTTGCCAGCTTATTTGCTTCTGGCTGTACCTGCTTCATTCATCATAGAACATATCAATAAAGGAATTCGTTGGGTGAATTACTCCGTTGCTGGTGTTCTTGGCGGCCTAATGATTTATTTCGTCAATAACTCTCCTATAGATTGGGAGATATTATTATACTTATTGGCAGGATTATCATTCTACGTTTCCTTAAAAGTACTGGAGATATCTAAACGCAAAAATGATTTCTACATAAAGTAATTCAAAGCGCAACCTCTGTCATTACAGGATTGCGCCCTATTGTGGAATTAAGCTCGCTTGTTGAATAGTGGCCATAAGAGGGCTTCGAATTATCGAGTTTTACTCGTTCGACTGTCTGGGAGGATACTCTTTTTTGTAGTGTGAAAACCTTGAAAGGCTATGGTCTTAGTTATGGAATTCGTTCATAAATTTATATTCTTCATAAATTCTTTGTGGTCCTTAAAATATATACTCCCAACAATCTTTAAAGATCACAGAGAGTCAGCCTACATTAGCAAATGGATACCTCACCTTTTATAATTTCAGCGGTAACTCCGTCAACGGTATTTGTACCTTCTTCGCAGTGTTCTTCTTTTTCCCACTCTACAATATAGTTTCCCCATCGTTTTTTTATAGATAACATTTCGATTTCTTCGTCTTCATTACTGTTTTTATCAATTACTGACGAAAGTGCTTCTTCTTCTGATATTTCCGGCTCTACGTTCAAGCGCCAAAAAACAACGATTAATATAGCACAAATTAATACGGTAATAAGGATTTTAATTTTCATATTATTCATACCTCTACCTAGTTATTTTGGAATGGCAATAGTAACTTGAACACTTTTTTAAAGGTCTACTATTTATTCCTGAAAAGGTAAATGTCTAGGCGAAGTTCAGAGGAAATACCAACCATTTGACAGCTAGTTTAATTCCCTATGCTTTATTTTTTTCGTATTATATTAAATTCCGCCCATAGAAGCATCAGAATTGCCAAAACTAGAGCTATAATCGCCCCTATATGGAACATTTCGACTCCCATTATCCCCAATAAACGCTCAAACTGATCTTCGCCCATAGTTTGGATTGGATCAAAGTTTGCTCCGTAAATAACAGTGAGCATATATGGCGTGAAATGTCCCTCATCTATGGCCCTCTAAAAAAGAGCTATCTATTTTAATTGAAAACAGCAAGTTTATTTATTTTAAGAATATTCTTTGAGTGGGATATACATCAGCAGCATCATAATTTCCTTCTTCAATTTCATAAGGGTAAGAAAATGCAATAAGTTGATAAGATGGATTTCCATCAATATCATCAGGAAGTTCAATTTCCAAAACACCTGTTTTATCTTTATCAACTTTAGTAAATAAAACATCTTTACCATTTAAAGGTACTTGTTTCCAATCAAGCAAAGCAATTACTGCATATGTTACATCTCGATCATAAATATTGCCTAAATTCAAATATAAACTTTCACCTTTGTCTGCGTCATTAATTAATTCAAACTCACCTTCGGAACGTGACAAGAAAGAGTCAAAGTTCACCTCATCAATATTATTTACCTCTACATTTTGGTCGAACTCTTTCTTATTAACTTCTTGAGATACAGCTCTCCTAATTGGATAGGCTGTATTAGAATCATAACCAAATTCTTCATCAATGTCTTGTAATTGAATGTTTGGCGAGATTATATTTAAAATTGATACTTCATTTGCTTGCTGATCTGGATATATTTTAAAGTCAATCTTTTCAATACCGTTGGATTTTACTGTATAGTCGACACTAGATACAGTCTCTTCATCAGTATAAAAATCTTTCTGAATATAATCCTCAAATACAAGCAGTTTAAATTCTAAATCATTCGGATAATACTGTCCCATTTCAAAAGTTAAATTGTACTCGTCATCATATTTAGCATCAATGTATGTGTCAATAATTATTTCTTTATCATCATACAAGCCATAAGATAAAACCATACTGTCTTTATCTACCATGCCAGTTATATCATCTTCACTTCTTTGAATGTCATCATCTATGTTGGCATTACTTTCACTATTACTATTGCATGACATTAGTAAACTAATACCTAATATAAGTACTATACATTTAGTGGGTTTAAGTATATTCATGCACTCCTTGTATTTCTCGCCGTGAAAATTCCACGGCGAGAATCAATATTTAATAACTTTTTCTTGTGTTAAATGTTAAATCTTTGTACCCGGATTTTCTACCAATATGTTCTCCTGCCGCATAATGATCTCGTGTCAACCCTACATTAGCCTTGTCAAACATAGCTCCAGCATAATTATGATTTCTTCTTGTATCTGTACCCTGAGCTATTTTTCCACCTCTATAGTATAGTTTTGCTACTGCTCGAATTTGATCTAAGTTGGTGTTAGCATTAGTTTTTGCCCATCCTTTGTAACTAGTGCCTTTTTGAACCGTAGTACTCCCCCATACACGAGGGTTTGCAAATGTTGTAAAACCATCCCCAGCTTGCATTATAGCTTTCAGTTAAGTCTAATTGATAATTAGCACAACAAATTATAAAATTTATTGTACCTGTAATAATACCTACTATAGCAACTATTAATCCTAATACTTTGAGTACAGATTAACTGCTAAACCTCCCCACAGCTTTCATCTCAAGCAGGATAATAAAACAGAACATATAAAAACAGTGCGGGACCTATGGCCATTGATACAACTCCAATTAGAAATACAACATCTTCTAATGTAAAGAAGTCTTCATCATATTCAACATTCGCAGAAAACAAGCAAGGTAGCTAATTTACCCTGCTTGTTCCCTGCTCATATATCTTTCCAATCAAATTCTTCATTTTCTATAAAGTTTGTATCGAGTGTTCCTAAGATCTCATAATTCCCAGTATGATTGTTTACAATTTCTGTCCGAATTAGGGTCAGTCCTTGTGAATAGTAACTGGAGGCTTTATCATTTGCATCTTCTGCACTATATAAATTAAATATGCTACATGTTAAAAAGCGCAATCCCTCTTACAGGATGGCGCCCGATTGTTAATGGAATAAAGATAAGTAACTGCAGTAAACTAAAGATTCAAGATAAGCATGAGCTAGGGTGGGGTACTTCCTAAACAGGAAGTACCCTACATTTATTCATTAGGGTCAGGGATTGCCTTCTCAGCCGAACGGCTCGTATCCTCCCAATCTTTCCATATTTTAATTTTATTGCTGGCATGATCTATAGCCGCATCAAAGACAAGGCTACCTAAAATTAACCTTAAAGGTGGATTGTCGTTGTTCACAAGTTTCATTAACGCTTGTGCAGCTTCTTTTGGGTGGCTATCCTTACTTTCAATGTTTTGTTTTGCTAATACTTCTCTGACTGAATTATAGTCTTCATTTAAATTAGCAAATTGCATTTTTGTGTATAAATTAGTCCAGTAACCTCCTGGTTCAACAATGGAGACATGAACGCCAAAATGTGAGGCTTCTTGGGCTAACGCTTCACTAAACCCTTCTAGAGCAAACTTGCTTGCACTATAGATACCTGTCATAGGACCAGAGAGTATACCACCTATGCTTGATATTTGCACAATGTGACCAGACTTTTGTGCTCTTAAATAAGGCATCACTGCCTGACTCACCCAAACGGCACCATAAAAGTTTGTCTCCATCTGCTGTTGTATTTCAGCTTTAGTGAACTCTTCAATCATTCCTAATATCATACTTCCTGCATTGTTTACAACAACATCAAGTTTGCCAAAATGGTCAACAGCGTTATCTATAACTTGAAATACAGAATCTCTGTCTGTTATATCTAGCTCAAATGATTTAAAAGTTTCTAAATAATCCTTTTCAAACCTGATTAATTTATCTGAATTTCTAGAAACTCCAATTACTCTGTCGCCAGATTCAAGTGCTTTTTTTGTAAATTCATATCCAAGCCCACTACTTGCGCCAGTAATCAACCAGACTCTAGATTCTAATGGCTTATTCGTCATTAATAAACACACCTCTCTAAAACATCTTTTAGTAAAATCAAATGGAATAGAGCAGTGTCTCCGAGATAATTGCAAAGTAATTAAGGATACATTCAAAAAATATATAAAAAGGAGTAAGATGGTTAACCCACCTTACTCCTTTTATGACCGAAAGAGAAATATAAATGGATAGACTTATCCCGCTTCACCCTGAAAAATCAGAGCCACTGAACTATTAATTTAGCTGTTCAACGCGCGGAAAATAACTAACATTCATAAATCCCTCCTTAATTTTGTACATAAAGTATAATTAAAAAAAGCGCTAAAAGCAACCACTAGCGTAGTTATGAGTTTAATCCAAAAAATGTTTCGGCAGATAAAAATTATTTGTTATTCCATTAAATGGCCGATTGTTGAAGATTTCTCGAGTAAATGAGATCCCATCCTTAAAGTAAAATTCATATAAATTATCCTTGTTTGGAACCATAAAATTGCCAAAAGTAAAAAGAACCATAAGCTTGCCGTTTTGGCAAACTTATGGTTCAAGTGACAAATCCACAAAAAAAACCACCATCTCTATGTATGGTGGAGACGGCGGGAGTCAGATAAAGGATAAAATAACAAATGTATTATTAACAGGATCCCTTTACTTATCGAGGTTTGACAAGGTTTAGGATTTTGCCTGTAGTAGTATGTTTTTACTTCAATGTTACCGGTAATGTTACCAGAATGTATAAAAAATGCATAAAATATTCATTGAAAAAGCCGTACAGTTAAGTACGGCTTTTACTTTATTAGAACTTCCATCCTTTGAATAACTTACCCAAGCCTCTACCAGTGACTCTGCCGGCAGCACGGCGAGCAACGCGACGTCCGACTCGACCTTTCTTCACAGCGTTCACATCACCTAGGATCCGTGCAGCCTTGTACAACTTGTTTCGTGTTTTGTTTAAGCTCATTGGATCAAACCCTTCGCTATTTGCTCTGAATCATGCCTGTTAACTTAGCAGTATCTAGTTCCATTTCAATCCATTTAACAGTTAAATTCAAAAACACTTTAAGATTTTCTATATCATAGTCTTCGTGCTTTCTAACATAATGCGCTTCATCATTTCCTAGGATAGCACTTTGCCTTGCCATCTCTTTTATACTTTCGTGTTTCACAAAGTTGTTAATTACTGTTCCAAGAAACTTGCTTGCGACTTTGTCAGGATCTACATTTTCATGCTCTATTAAATAATCTTTTATGAGAAATTCTAACGCTTTTCGGTACCCTACACCTGCTAATTCATCTAAACCAGCTTCTTCAGCTGCTACAGATTGATTGTATGTTTTCACGAACTTCTCTGATATTCTATGTACATCTTCACTGAACTCGAACTTTTTTGGTTCAGCAGGATAAGTTCTTACTAATGCCACACGCATATTTGTTGGAGAACCAACCTTCCTATATTCAGCTAAAAATAAAAATAAACATTTTGAGTTCACGCATTTGAACAATACTTCATAAATCCCCCCCTTGATATGTATGCCGCGTAGCAAATTCGGCTGTTGTGTCAGATTACATCTGGGACAGCTACTAGGAAATGTATTAGATGTGTATGTCGACTGCTTATCTGAAAAATTCCTGTTCATCATATGTATTTGTGTAATTTGACTCAACCCCAACTATAAGTAGTAAAAGCCACGTCCATTTAAAACGTGGCTTTTAATCGAAAGTGAAAGAAGCTGTGTGCAACTCCTTCACTAACATAATAAAATAGTCTCAATTTTATGTCAATCAACATCCAGTCCTAAATCCCTATAACTAATTCTGTTTATTGTTTATAACGTTTTTAATTTCGTTACATACAATAATTGCAGAGGGCAACGTCTATTCCTCCCGTTGATTCTTAGACGCTTCAAATCCCTCCATTATACAGATGTATATATCAATGCGACTTTGAGTACTTTATAAGTACCACTCCTGTGTGGTAAACCCAAACCATGACATTGGGTGAACACGTCTCAATTATGAGGCGTGTTTTTGTTTAGGAATGTATATAATTCCATCAATGGGTTAAATTATAATTACCCACTCCAATTTCCGCGTATATGCATACATTGACACGTCTTGTGGTGAGACGTGTCTTTTATTAACACAGAGGTATATTTCCTTTAAAACTTGTACATAACTTTACTACAGCAACCCTTTGTTTCTCGCATCAACCTTGACACGCCCCTTCTGGGGGCGTGCTTTTTTTTGCATAAAAAAACCCCGCACGGTTAGTTACGGGGTAATCGCTCGACCATTGCGAGCAAATGATGGAGTTTTAATCATAGCACTTATAACCTAAATAATTAATACTTTTGTAATAGTAAAATATACCAATCACATACCATCTTCAATGCGCTTTGTTACTGTTGCATGCTGAGCTCTTGTGATCGGATGGTTCGGATTCTTGCCGTTATATACACCACGTTCTGTATACTCATCCCATGCCTCTTTATGAGCTTCTGGTACTGTCTGTGACGGCTCAGCAAGTACACCTTTAGCCAAAACTCCAAATGCATCGCTAACTGTTAACTCATCATTCTTATAGGCTTCTTGTTCGCTGCTGTTTCCGTGACGATTAAGAATATGTTCAAATCGCTCTTTACCTGATGCCCACTGAAAATCTCCTGCTTTCACGTAGATCACCTCTTCTTGTTTTGGTTCATGTACAATTGACTTCACTTCTTCTGCCTGCCCAATCAACCTCTTAAACCGCGCCCACGGGAAGTAACCACCAGGACAACTGGTATTCCCTACATCACTGTGACGGTAGACGTCATTCGCTGTTAAACCGTGTTTTCTCATGAGCTTCCGTACTTCATCGACAAACCTCAAAAACAAAGATTCATTGATATTCTCTACGTCATAGTTCCCTTCAACACAGACGCCTAATGAATCGCTGTTTTCATTGGCAGCATGAGCACCTACATTTAGTCCTCGAAGCTCATAAAACTCATGGTTCTTTTGCAGATAGTAATTGTACCCTGCCCCTGACCATCCTTGATTACGGTGTTGGTTGTGGATCTGTAAATAAGAGTATCTTACAGCTGCGGGATGATGAATGATAATACGTCTCACCTGTCCGATCGGTGTAAGACTCCCCCACCTCAGAGTAGGTTTAATCATACCTAATCCTCCTTACTTTTAATTGTCTGCTTCCCTGCCTCAAATAAGCCGACAGCCGTCAGACCAGATAGAAAGCCCGCCCATAAACGTTGGCCAATCTCAGCATCAACGATCAACGGTGCGCCAAGTAGACCGATAACTACCCCAACAATCATCGCAATGAAAGGTTTATAGCTTTTCTTCAATCCTGTCTTGTGAAGTGCTAATACTACGCCTGTTGTTACCGGTGCGAGAACAGATACCATTGCTAAAATCTCAGTCACATCAATTCCTCCTTAAAAGCATACTTTTCATTTCTGACACATCTTTTTGTACATTGTTAATTGCAGTAAGTCCTTCTGCTTGCTTGTCGATCACATCAATATAGCGCTTCTCCCGTTCTTCATTCCTAGCTTGAAGGCGCTTTTCTCGTTCATCGTTCTTCTTCATAATCCACCAAACACCTACCCAAAGCAGTGCTAACAACAAAATAAAAAGGACACCGAAAATACCGATGTCCGAATCAATTCCATATTTAATTATGGACTCCCACATTATCTGTCACCTATCTCTATTTATGGCATAAAAAATACGCCTATCTAGGCGTTGGTGTCAAAACCAAGTTCAGTTAATTTCTGCCCTACAACTTCTTTTAAGTTAGAAAGATCTGGCACCATATGAAATGGATAAACGTTAGCAAGCACAGCTGTGAACCAAGTCCTAACGATAATGCTATTCTCATTAAACATTATTTTCACCCCCTTTATCTTCATTAACCATGTGAGTAACAACGTCAACAAGATTAAAAAGAGAAGGAACTTCTTCAATGGATCGATCCCCTTTATAAACCACTTCTGCCCATGTCCGGGCTACTATGCTGTTTTGATCAAACATTTAATCGTCCTCCGTCTGCGGCGCACTCTGCATCGCCAGTAGCATTGTTAGCTCCAATATAGCTTCATTCATATCATTTTTAATCTCTACACTTTCCCGCAAAAGTCTTTCAGCTTGTGGATTATTACGAATTGAAGTGTGAGAAACTAATATCTTATTATGATTTACTCTAATGACCCAGATTGAGAACTCGAATTCGTCACCAGGTTTATGTTGATCAGATAGTGCGTAGCTATAACCTGTTTGGTGAACCGGCTCCGTTTCTCGAATTTCAATAACGAGACCACTTTCCAAGTGGTACACTAAATACTTGTAACCTTCCATTACACCGTCCCCTTCCTTATTCAAAATAAACTTCATAGACATTCAATCTTGCGTAACCGTTATTGGCACTAAAACCGAGTGAAGCCCAAGCTGAAAAGTGAAGATATGCTTCACCTGTCAAAGAAGATACATCAAAAGAGTACCACTCATCTTTGTCTCTATTATTATCTAGGCGAGCGTACAAAAGTGAATTACCCTGACTTGGCGATGATGCAACATCGCTTATATACATTCTTCCTTGGCCACCAAATACAGTTAGTGTGTATCTAAGGTGGAGCGTAGTTAAATTAGTAACATCTATAGGGTTTGCTGTAACAGCGTTACCGTGTCCTGTTTGATATCCCGTTCCAGGTTGACTATTTGCTTGCGCTCCTCCCGACAAATACATGTGATCGTCTCTAAATTCCACAGTAGCTCTCCATGTCGCCGCATCTCCCGTTCTGTATAACTCCCAAGGCTCATGCAGAGTGCCTTCTTCATAAAGATAGAATGTTAGAGACGAGATTTGTTCCCATTCTTCTCCATTCCACGTGTAAGCTTCTAAGCGATTCCATCTAACATTGTCCCTGTCCCACTTGTGGACGTGAGACGGTCTTCCGTAAGCTTTTGTGGACGGGTTTTCCCATAGCAGCAAATTATCATCAGTTAACTCGCTAACAAGACTTTCTTCGGTAGTATCATAATAGAGTGTATGGACTGTACCTTCATAGAATAGATCGTTTGCTTTATCGAGACTTAATTCATATTCTAAATTGTTGAGCCTCACCCACACGTCATCACGTCTAGGGCTCTGCGGCTGTCGTCCTGTCGTCTTTATCTCGTTAATGGCTTGATCAGTAACGATCCAAATATCACCGATGTTATTTGCTGAAGGTTCGTCAGCTTGAACAAAAATTTTAAAGTGCCTTCTCCCTCGCATATTCGATCCAGCAGTGATCCCATGAAGCTGTATATCCTGCATTATCGTGGCACCTCCTCGATCCAGTCGCCATCCTCATCGTACTGTTGATCGTAAACAACCGTATGTTCTGTTGATGAACCATCTAACGCAAAATAAGTCACTGTACGTTGCGTGTAATCAGGCGACTCCCCGCCACTTAGTACCGATCGCTTGGCAAGTGTACCGTCTTCTCGGCGCCATTCGATCGTTGTAAAGATACCTGAGTCGTCTTTATTTAGACGTTTGCGATTACTGATCTCATCGTGTGCAATAAAAGATTCGGCATGTTTGTCAGTGTATTCATTAGCTTTGGTTTCTGCATTATTAGCCTTTTGCTGAGCGCCTGAGGGCGTCTCTTTTGAATCCCATTTCTCTCGTTCGTGCTGCGTAATATGAACGGTGTTGTCATTCGTGTGATCGTCAAACTCAATTTTAGTAGCTTGCTTTTCATTAATTACATTTCCCAGACCAACTTGCGAAGGATTATGCGAGTGATCTATAAGTGCTTTTCTATTGAGTGCATCTCGCAACCCTTCAATGTTCTCGATTGTCATTTCGGGTAACTCTGGAATCTCTACACCTTTTACTTTTCCGTTTTCATCTAGTTCTGCCAAACCTCCCGGTTCACCTTTGCTGTCCATGAACTCACCGACGGTCTGTGCTTCTTCGTCCAACTTTTCCCAGTTCTCATTAAGCAAACGGTCAAAGTCAAACACTTCATCTGGATTGGCTTCTGGATTGGCTCTATATAGCTTCAATTTCTCTGTTTCAGTTGCCAACAGCTTCACCTCCTGCGAATTTACCTAGTGTCATCCCTTGCACCTCTTCGATCGTCCGTGTGCTAATCTCACCGATAGTAAGGTAGCGAAAAGCATATTCAATACGAAGGTGGGCGGGAACAACATCCTCAAGCGCTTGTGTCACATCCACCAAGTTGGGCGGCCGCCCAATACGAGATGTAAACGTAATGAGTATATAGCCGAGAAAGTCCACGTCTACGTCACCGTTTGTATAGCTGTCAGCCACCGCCTTGATCATGTCGGCGCTCACTAAGCCAGTACCACGGATACGAGATCGTAAAACAGACCGGCGCTCCTCGTATGGTTTGCGTCGATCAACACGAATGCCGTGCTCACGTTCGTAAATATCAAGCGCCCATGTAGCTGTTTCGAGGTTCATCTGCCGGTGTATGTCCAATATCCGATAGCCTTGCTTATCAAACTGCCTGCCCTCAGCATTAAAGACCTGGTTAAGGATGGACGATCCGCGCATGAATGTGGGAAGATCACGTATCAACGTCAACACCTCCGAGCACAGCCACTTCTTGCTCTCCAATCGCTACGTTTTGATTGTCCCCATTAACGAGCAGATCTGTATAGTCTGCTACGCCATCAGCAGCCAAAATAATAGCGCCTACTGCAGCGTATGAAACAAAGTCTTGTTCAAATGCGATCTCTCGCAAATAGGCGGTCACATCAGTTTCAATGCCCTCGATCACTTCATCCACCTCAGCGCTTCCTGCAACCGACAGTGTGAATGATAGCGAAATGGCTTTGTCGGCGGCACTCTCTGCAGTGACGTATGCACCTATTGGCGCCTGTCCGTCACCTTTGCCGGTGATGCCTGGATCAAGGTATTCCTGCAATTCGGCAACCAATTCATCTGATGCTGGTAGCCGATCAGCGTCAATGATGACCACTTTCACGGTGTTGTCCCCGTCCCACAACGGAAAGACACGAGCAGCACCAACGCCCGTCACCTCAAGCGCCCAATTCTCGTAATGAAATCTATTTCCCGATGTTGCAGGGGTACGAATACGCTTGTAGTAACGCTGTAATAGGTCATCGTCTGACTCGGCTGAGAAGCCGTCATATGTTGGCTCTGGATTGGTCACTGAAACAACACCTTCAAGTGTTACGGGTATTTCTATGATCTGATTGGCAGGCACTACCCCGATTGGTCCAGACTCTACCGCACGAATGTCAACGCGCCCTTCTTCGTCGATAGGTGTAGCTTCCAACACCTCATACTCAATGCCCGATACTGTCTCAAAACGAGCGCCAGCTGGTACAGTGCCGTCAGCTACAACAAGCACTTGGCCGATCGCATGCGTCGATTGCTGGCGTTCTTGGCCAGTGCGCTGATTAATGTAGCTTTCCAACTCATCGCCAGTCAGATTACGTACATCCAGCTTGCCAGCAATGCGGTCTTGTTGCTGTTCGTATTCCGCAAATTTGCGCGCTGGCGGTCGTGTCCAATCGTAGACCGGTGCGCCGGGTATCTTCTCATGATCGTCGGATATACCGTCCAGTATTTCCTGGTGAATTTCCCGTTCTCTTTCAGCTGACAATTGCCCTCACCTCATCTCTGTAATCGCCGTAAATCGTATCCACTCGAAACGAGATGTGCAGCGTTGACCCTTCGTGTGCAAATGACCATTGACCAAGCGATGTAATCGCCGGATGCAGAGTCAACGCGTCAATTATCTCTCTCTTGTATTCCGTCTTAACAAAATCAATTGGATATGCCGAACCAATCAGTCCTGTCGTTCGTATGCCGTGATCAACGCCCTCAAACACTCGGTAACGACCAAACTCGGTGAGCATTGTCGTTTTTATCCATTGCCTGACAGCATCAATACCCTCAATCGGAACCATTTTACCGTCACGAGTTACGTAGTCACCTTTCTCGAAATCAAATAAATAAGATTTCCCACTATGAGTGGCTTCAGTAACTTCTTGATCGTAAGGTCGATCGAATTCCAATTGCGTAATTTTAGGCAACATTAATACCTCACCGCCCGATCTAAAACAATGTACATATTACGATGCTGTGGTACGAGCACCACTTCATCACCAACGTCATATGACAGTGCTGTTCTATTACAAAATATCAAGTGGCTTTTATCCAAAATAATGTTATCAGTCAACCTAATTTTAGGATTGGGAGGTACGGACTTTACAAAACCGGTAGTAGGCATCTTAACGGGTTTATGATCTCGGTCTTTAAAAAGTTTAGCGAACTCCGTTAATGCATCAGTCATCATACCACCCTCTCTAAAGTCGGTGTCATTTTGTGCAAGCCGTTACTCAATGTGTGAGAACAAGCAGATACTAAAAAGCGACCGGCAATGCCAGTCACAGGTTCATCTATGTCAATTAAGCGTCCAGATCGGACACGTATGTCTCCAACATAATCCATGCTGTTATCTTCTTGGATACGTCCGAGTTCACGAAGGGTGTTTCGAGCGATGTTACGTGCTTGTGACCTTGTTGTATCCTCATCCACATCAACCACTTCCTGTAGCAAGCCGTACTGGTCAATCAATGTTTGATTCTCAGCTGTGGCGATCACCTCATCGTCTCGGACAACGATGATGCTGTTTCGCATATCCGCAATGGACTGCGAACGCTGAGGGTTACTCATACCTTCAGACATATCTCGCCAAGACCCTCGTGGATGATATAGCTTAAAACGGCCACGCACGAGCATTTCACGCTGGCGCATTACATGCAGCTGCCCAACGCGCATTTCAAGGCGATACTTTTCTCCCTGGTCACGTTCGGCCTGCTCTAAAATCTCTCGTATGATGTCAGCTGGCGTGTCGCCAATGAAGATCTCTTTGATGCGTGTAGGAATGGACGTAATATGACCGATCGGGATACTGTAATCATGGGCAATTTTGCGGATGGCACGATCACCGGTGATGCTATTAAATTGATAGCTTGCTATCGATTTATTAAGGTAGAAAGCAGAGTCAAATGTTGCGTATGAGCGAGATGATCTCCCTTGTCGTCCTTCGTCTACAACAATTGTTCGAAGCACTTCTTCGGATCCTTGTAGTAGTGTCATTTGGTGACCTATCTGTATAGGATTGCCAGCAAGGTGCTTTTGATCACTGTACGCGACCTCAAAATCCAACTCTTGGCCGAGCTCGTCCACACTTGAGCGCCAACTAATATTGCCAACGAGAGGCGTCACATCAATGGTACGTGTAGCAGATGTAGTCACGAGCAATTGAAAAGGTTTATTGGCCATGTCTACGATCGCTCCAATCTCGTCAGCCAAGGGAAGTAGTCAAGCTGCAAGTCATAATACAAATCGCCACTCCCATTTTCTGGGCCATACGTAAAATTCTCAATAGACATTGGCCAGTTAATCGGTGTTCCAGTGACAATTACACGAATCGGGACACGCCTATTTTTCCATTCCTCTATTTCTTCGATGTACTCCCAGCCGAAATAATCACGACTGCGTAGAAACGGATAGTCTTTAATAGGAAAAAAACTTGATAGGGTGAACCCTTTTAGACCAGTAGTGCCGATCAACTTAATATCGCCCCATTTAAACGAGTTGTACGTCTCGTTGTTGTGAGGACTATCGATCTTAAAACCCTCAGGAACAACGGGCAATTGAATTACTCGTTCTCTGTTATTCACACTCAAAAAAACATCCACGCTGTTCCCCTCCTTACATATTAGCTAAAGCCAATTTTAATTTTGGAACGAGTTCATTTAAAACCTCATCTACAGAAAGACCGTTGATGTAGAAATTGAAGCTGTTCCCTGAACCAGTTTTATTTGGTGCTTGAACCGACTTCACTTGACTCGTTGGCTCAGATTGCTCTTTCTTCCCTCTTACAACTCGCGACATATCGGTGATGTTATCGATCGTGACGCCTTGCTTACGTAGCTCTGCTGACTGTTTCGCCGGCACAATCATTTCACCTTTATGAATCTGTGCAATCATGTCATGAGGAACAGCATTTGTACCAACGTCAAAGCTTAGTAGCCCATCCCCGCCCATCCATTTTGGAAGACCAATATCCGGCATGCTGAAGTTACTAAACGCACTGGTCAATCGATCCCATGCACTGCGGACGTTAGAGATGAAATCTAGCAATGGTTGAAAGAAGCTTGTTACAGATGCTAAAGCACTGACCATTGCATCAGATATGGCATCCTTTACGTTATTCCAAATTTCAGAAGTTCTATTTCTGATGTTGTCCCAGGTTTCACGTATGCGATCCCATAACTCGCCTGCTTTTTCACGGATCGTATCCCAGTTTTGCCAAAGCAAAATACCTATACCGATGAGTATTCCGATTGCAGCGACTACAATTCCAATAGGGTTTGCTGTCATGGCTGCGTTGAGTGCCCATTGCGCTGCGGTCATAGTTCCAGTTACAGCAGCATGGGCAGCAGTAATTGCACGCCAAGCTGTAAATGCAGTAACAATACCGATAACGAACGGCTCAATCATTCCCCAGTTATCAACGATCGTGTGGTACAGATCCATTGCTGAATCTACAATGTCACTTAGTACCTCTACACCTTTCGGGATTCCTTCATCGATAAACCACTCAATATACGGTTGAGCGCCTTCCCACGCATTCACGAGCATCTCACCGAAGGTTTGCGCTTGATCTTTAATCAAATCAAACGACGGCATGTTATCCTGGATCGCATCACGGATGCTATGAAAAATACTAACACCAGTCTCACCAATCCAAGAGAAAACCGATCCGACTCGTTCCATTGCGTTGCTCATGAATTCTTGTATTTTCGGTATGTGCTCAATGCCGTAATCAAGAAAACGCTGTAAGTAAGGAAGTGCTGTTGTGGCTAGTGTTGTGCCCACTCCACTAAGAATGGTCTTCACTTGATCCATCGATTGGCCCCACAGCTTTCCTGCTTCAATCGCATCTTCATCAATTACGGCTCCAAACAGGTGGGCTTCTTCTCGAAGCGCCTCTAAGGCGTCACCGCCCTCTTCAATCGCCGGCAAGAGCTTTCGACCTAGCGTTGTTCCAAAAAGGTCACCCGCAGCGTCCGACCGTTCCATGGCATTTTCCATACCGTGCAACGTATCAATAGCCTGAACAAAAGCCTCTTCTGTCGTTACCGTGCCGTCTTTCACATCTGCTAGATTGACACCAACGTTTTCAAGCGCTTTTCCGTACTTCTCATTGCCTGACGCTGCACGACCCATACGTTGAGTCAGACGCTCAAAAGTACGTTCGACGTCACGTGTGCCCATGCCTGTTTGTCCAAGTGCGTACTGCATTTCTTGCAAGGTATCTGTGTGTAATCCAGCTTTAATCGATGCTTGATCAATTTTATTAGCTGTCTTACTAAACTGGTTTGCCATTGCAACACCGCCAACGACTACAGCAGTCCCTGCGGCTGCGATACCAGCTCCCCACTTAGCAGCTGTTTTAATGCCGCCTTGCATTTTCTTTTTTATGCCATCGACACCTTTACCGCCTTTTTTGGCGGCATCTTCTGTGCCCTTTAGTTGTTCATTTGCATCTTTTAAAGGTTGTGAATACTCGTCTTTTATCGTAAATTTCGCGCCAAATTCATAGCTACTCAAGGTTTCTCACCCCTTTCATCGGGGATAAAAAAAAGAACGTGGATTATCCACGTCCTAACATCTTCTTTAATTGTGCGTTTTGTGAAGAATCATCTTCAATATCTTTAGCCATAGAAGCCTTATACCATGCTTTCAATGTAATATCTGCATTCATAATAACGTCAGGATGGACACCTTTTTGGGTGTAGTGATGAAGCATCTGAAACTCTCCATCACTATCAATTAGTTTTTTAGTTCATCTACCAATTGGGTGGACTTCCCATCGAAACCATTCATCTTCATCACTTCAGTTGCAATGCCAGCCACTTCACCTAGGTTAAAAAGCTTATCAACGATTAGATCTGGGCTGTGAGCAACGCCGAATTCTTTATGCAACTCCGCATCTTTAAGATTAGGCTCTGTCACCGCCTCATAAACGAGCATTCGATTCCCTTCGGTTGAACTCTCCGCATCTAATGCATCAAGCACAACATCACGCGGTGGTGATTGCACATGAACCGTGCCATCTAAGGATTTAATATACATTTCAGCCTGTTTCTCATGACCCTTCTCAATATGCTCTCGCTTTGCCAATAAACGTTGAATCGTAATTCGATCTTTTGCCATTATGAATAACCTCCGATTAGTGTATTTTAAGCGTCAATTGTATCTTGAATATCTACGTCAGAAACCGTGAAGCCAAACGGAAATTCTCGTTCTAACTTCGCTTGTTCTTCCCATTGCATAATTGTCATTTCGTTAAACCAAACATTACTGATGCTCACACGCTCTGTTTGAGACCGAATAGCGTCTGGATCAGCCAAGACTCCTGTAAGTGTCGACCGTAAATCTTGACCATTGCGCCAAGCATCCAAAAACTTGCGCATCCCGCGAGAGTAGACTTTTTTCTGTGTCATCGTTCCTTCGCCGGCAAGACTGACAATCTTGGAATCAACATCAAGACCGATTGGGACTTCTTCACGGTTGGCGACCACCTTTGCTTCAAACGATTTAACTTCCATGATGAGTTCACCATCCCACCACAATTTACCGTGAGCGCCGTTGATCACATTACGTCCTCTATAAGTTGCTGTCATATGCTATCCCTCCTACATAAATACATCAAATTCAAGGTCTTCCATCGCATCAACAAACTTTACTGATGCTTGACCAAAAACAGTAGATCCTGTGTTCACAGCTCGAATTTGTTGATCCTCATATTCATCAAGATCATCACCTCGTGCAGCAATATATGATTGGTGTGCTTCAAAGTCGATGTCTGCATAATTGTCAAAATTAGAATCAAGGACATTCTCTCGTGCGATCTGTCTAAAATACGCATTTACAGCAGCAAAGAACAGCATCTTATTGTCGTAATCGTTAATTACTCTACCGATGTATTCATCTTGGAAAGTGTTTCTAATGTCGTCACGAACCATGTCAACACCTTCAACAATCTTGATCTTTTGAAATTCTTCGTGTTTAGCAGGGGTGGTAGAAGTAAACGAGTTGACAGCCCGACCAATCTTGATCTTTTCCCCGTCGTCGATGAGGATGAGTTCACCGTTATCAATGGCGGCGTCAGGATCGTCTTTCTCTTCAATGCTATCAATTTCTAAAAGTTCATAGAACGTCCCAGACCGTTCCAATGATAAACCTGCAAAGATTCCAGCAATTCTAGTGCAATATTCAGCTGCACTGTAAGTCTCATCGCCGACAACAATATTTCCTGTCGTAAAATTGATGACACCTTCATTGTCAGCCCTTTGATTGGCAACCACAGCCTTGATAGTGCTTGCCTTATTTTCACGCTGGCTTTTGATAAAGGTACTCAGTAGTTCTGATTCGTCAGATGTCGCTTCTGGGATCGCCACATAGTTAATGCCCTTGCCTTTCACCTTTTCTAAAGCGTTATTAATTCCATCTTCGGGATCAATAGCAAACACTACAACTTTAAATGGCGTTCCAATAAAAGCTAATCGAATGTAATCATAGTTGCTCGAACCCCATTCGTTTTCAAGTGGTTGTTCTGGGCTACGGAACGTATGAATGCCTTGATTGTTTTCGCTTTTAAGAATTAACCCAACAACGCCCCGCATTGAGCGCTGAATCATTGTTGTGGCTTGTGTCTGAAATCGAATATTAATTTCTGGAAGTCCCATTCGGATCACTCCATTCCATTTCTAAAATTTCCATATTCCTGTCTTTTCCGTCTCCGTAACCTAAATCAACATCTCTCCGATCAATGGCAACGGTGTATTCGACCGTGAATCCAAATGAAAGAACGCCTTCAATTTCTTCTTTCGTTGATCGCTCAATATTCAAATAGCGATTGTCAACCTTTAACGATTTATTAAACAAGGATTCAAGTTCATCAGCCATCATCCAGTGTTCAGCTCTGGTCTCGTCCCTGCTGTAATAATCGATTTTGACCATCACTGCTTTATCCAGTTCGTAGTATGTTAAATTTCGAGTTTCAAGAGGCACCAGATACACAAAAAAGGACGGTCGCTTAAAGCCCGTCCCTACTTCTTCGCCATAAACCGTATACCCAAATTTCTCAACCAATTGAGATATGACGGCACGTTGAATTGTAATTAACTTCATAGCCCTAACTCGTTTCGAATGGCAGACATGAGTCGATCCATTTCACCAGGAAGTCTACGGCGTCCGTTTTCTACTGCTTTTTCTAGCATGTGGACTCCTTTGACTTTAAAGCCACCGTTATTATGGATGAAGCCTTTTTCAACTGGTAGTGCATAATCAACATTCGTACCAATCTCAACAGCACCATTAGAAACAACGCCGATTGTCCACTTGCGCTTCAAGTTTCCTCCACCAGATTCCGCACGCACCGGTGATCCTTGTTTGACATCTGCTACGATTTGCATTCCTTGACGCTCAACAGACTCATCAATGAGTCGTGGTGCATCACGTTCAGCAACAGCAAGTAGACGGTTTTGTAAATTATCAAATCCAAATGTTTCTACCGACACTATGCATCATCCTCTCTTAGTAATGGGATCTCTTGATGATGTGGGTAAGGGAAGGGTTCGCCTGCCTCAAATTGTCGTTCTAAGCCGTTTTCAAAAGTAACTGTAACACGATCACCAGGCTTAATGAGTAGCTTCGGGCTACAGAATAGCTTTGCGTCGTAATCGATCTGGTTCGGCCCTTGAGTTTGTGTTGAATTTGAGCGACTTGCCTGACTTAGCGCACAAGGTTTATCGTCGTATTTCATACGATAGCCCTGGCGCGTTTCTCTCCATTCTTCTACATACGATTCATACCGTTCTATCCGTGCTCTGTGATAGTAGGTTGACTCAAGCGCCTTTCGTTCTGCTCGAGCTTTCAGCACCCTGATCGCACCTTTCTAAACATTGCGATTTCCTCACTGTATCGCTCCATGACCCGATGAAACGCATCACTGGAATCGAATGATGTAGACGTATCCCCACGTCTTACAGAAGTCACGCCTGGCGTCGATCCGTTATCCAGCTTCTGAAAGACCATTTCCGTTACAATGTGGTTCAACTGCAACGGAAAATCATCTCGATAACAAGCGTTCATAAGGCGTTGACGAGCAGATTCAATGTAATATTCAATCACATCGTCCATTAGTTCGTCGTCAATCTCAAGAAGCTGCTTTATGATCTTTTTTTGATTACTCATTATTATCTTCCTCACCGGGCTCTGGCTCAGGTTCCGTTAACGTCAAGACATGAGTGTCTGTGTGCCCGCCGTCATCTGTGGAAACTGTCGTTGTATACTCGCCAGCTGGTGTGTTTTCAGACCAAGATATTCTACCACCATCACTTACAGATAAACCGTCTGCCTCGGGAGCAATAACGTAAGAAACAGCAGGATTGTTAGCCTCAGACGGTGATACTGTAGCATTAAGCTGACGATTACCTTCTTCGCCCGTTTCAGCGCTTGATGAGCGAGGTGCAAGGCTAACACCCTCAACCTCAATTAGACGTGTGGTGAATGCAGGAACATCCACTGGTTCGGACTCCCTGTCATCTTCAACTCTCACAGCCTTGTATTCTCCACTTTCGATGCTCGTGTTTGGATCAATACCTGTAATTTCAAGAGGACTTTCACCCTCAACCACCACGGTATCACCTTGATAGATTTTAAAAGCCATGATAGCCCTCCTTACGATAAGTTGATGACTGCCCCGCCAGTCGTAGGATTGACATCCTTAATCTCGGGGTAATTTACTCCCCCGAGTCACCAAACCCTTTAGGACGTAGCACTGCAAATGCTTCATCTTTAATTGGCAGATAGCCGATACGCATGGTCGCCTTGATAGCAATCATGTCGTTTTCTGCCAACGATAACGGCTTACCGTCGCTCATTGTTACGTTTTGCAATGTTGCCTCAGTCAAAATTTCATAAGAAATATCTTCACGGATGCCGACAATTGAATAGTTCCAGTTTGCTGCAATTGCCTCTGCTTGTGACTTGTCAAAAGCACCATTACGAACAAATTCAATCGGGTTGCTGTAAAATTCACTTTGGCCTACACCAGGAACAAAAAGTGCATTCCCGTTGGCATCTCGTAATTTACGAAGCTTATTTTTCATTCCGTAATGGGCAGCGAAGCCATTTACATCGTGACCTTTCTCTTCAATCAACCCCATTAACTCGGACGCGTCAATATCGAGATTATCACCTAAAGTAATTTCATTCTTAGCTTCAACTGCGGATTTCAACACACTTTTCGAAAATGGGGAGTTGGTACCCATTAATCCAGCAGCATCAATAGTTGTGTAAAACGCTTCAGAAATTGCAGGGCGCATTTCTCCGAATACATCAATGGTTGAGTCGTTCATTTTTTCACGAGTCGTAGGCACAATTACAGCGAGTTTTTTCGCTTCAATCTCCGGAAAAATCCACTCGGCTTTCGATGTTTGGATTCGTTCCGATTCGCCTACCCAGTAGGCACCGGGCCCATCTACCATCATTGGGAATTGTTTTTTATCGCTTGTCATTTGCTCAATGCGCGACAAACGAATGAGGCTTGACCCCCGCGCTACATCTTTCATAATTTCATTGGCTTTCGGTTTTGGCACGAAGCCTCGTAGTTCATCTTTTAGATATGTCATCTTATTCGTCCTCCATAAAGTAATTTATCGTTTGACTTGCTCATCTTTGATGACATCTAAGAAGCTGTTGCCATCATTAGAACCACCTTCATTGTCGTCACCCCCAGGAGGAGTGTAGCTACTACCTTTCAACCGAGCATCGACACCCTTTTGTACACCGTCTTTTAAAGCAGACTCTAGCGTCTCAAGATTTTTCAAGGTGGTTTCTTCGTCCTTGCCGATAAAGTGGTCAAGAATGGATGTAGGTAAGTCCTTTTCACCTGCAATAGTAAGGGCTTTATTTCGTAAAGTTTCACGTGTTTTCTCCCCCTCCATTTGCGAGATTTTTTCCTGAAGTTTCCGCATTTCTTTTTGGCCTTCTGTCTCGTCAGGGTAAAGCTCCTTGACCTTCTCATCTACGAGCTTATCAAGGTTATTTTCTTTCCAAGTCTCCAAAGCTTTTAAAGAGTGTTTATCCTTCTCTCCTTCAAGCCACTTGCTTAAATCTTTATTATCATCGGCAAGCTTTTTCACTTCCTCAGTCTTAATGTTGCCGGCAATAAAAGTACGAACGTTTTCATCATTGCTGTTCTCTTCTAGCCATTTTTTTACTTCTTCCCAATTCATCGTGTCATCCTCCTAGCCCACCCAACGCAACGCCCTGGATACGCAAAATGTTATGTGATTCCTTGTGATTCCGCCCATTTGGGATATGAGCTATAGTCGATTAATTGTTTTTCTTCGTTATCAAACTTCTGCGATGGCTCCCATCCGTCGACTACAGGAATGTAGTCTGAGCGACAGCCAACATGTGTGTCATCTGGGATCTCAGGTTTTTGATCGATCGGGTATCGTTCCCCGTCCAGATCCTTACAAATTTCGCTAGTTAGCCCATCGAGTGTTGCATCAAACATGACCTCGCTAACGACTTGGGAATCGCTGTATATCTGATCCTGTGCCATCCGTGTACAACGAGCGACTTCATTCCGAACCAGTCTAGTGCTTTCGTAAGCGCTTGTTCCAAATTCCCTTTTGAGCTCCCGTGCCAATTTCACAGGATCGGCACCGTCGATCATCGAGCGTTGCACGAGCGACCGTGTACGAGCGACCAGCTTTTCCTTGTTATGCCAAATGCGATCGCTAAATCGTTCGCCTGCTAAAGGCATATTGACTGATGCTTCTACAAACTCAGGTCTGAGTAACGAGAAAGAAACCGGCTGCTGCAAACCCCGGTCTAGTGTGTATGCGGTTCTGTAATAACTCTGTTGATACGATTCTTTTAAGATATTTGTTGTGTGCTCAAGGTCAACGGCACCCAGCTGGCGTGCTTGATCGACAATCTGTTGATCAAGTTGAGCTAACACTTGATATCGTTGTTGACTCGACATGCTCAGAGTCCCGTCACGGATGTACTCTGCCGTGAGTCTGGCCATCTCACCCTGCACGCGATTCTGCGAGTCTCTATAAGCACGTAAGATGGGACGCATACCGCCCGAAGTATTACGGTCAATTAGACGATGGATCTTTTGTATGTCTCGTTGCATACTAGCCATCGTCATCACCTGGAGTGACAGTTCCCGGGTTCATCCCGACACGATCCAAATCAAGAAAGCGTTGCGTTTCGTCATCTCGTTCTTTTCTGACTTGCTCAAGCTCTAGATCTGGGTTTTCAACAAACGGCAGCATAGACAGCATGGTTCGATGACTAACGATCCCGTTGTACTTGCTGAGTGCATCAGCAAGCATCAAAATGTCTTGCGGAACGTTCATCGTAAATTTAAGTTTAATCTGTCGATAATCCAAAACTTGTCCGGTTCTTAGCTGTTGGTATTCAAAAAACGCTTTCAACCGCCGTTTGACAGTTTTTTCAAGCATGCTTTGCATGAGTACACAACGATTTTCGAGTGCTATCATCCGCGATCGCAATGCTGCCCCCGATAAGTTGGACTGTAACTTCTCATTCGTATCAATGTGGCTGGATAGCTTGTAAATTTTCTCCTCAAGATTACTAAGAAGGTTATTTACAAACGTATCGTTAATTTGCTTAGTCAGATAATCAACTTCACCTTTCGCTGGAACATTGATAATTCCTGATCGCTTCATTTTCTTGGCTTCGTCATCCCCGAGTGTTGCACCGGTGATCTTCAAAAAAGCCTGTCTAAAATCTGATACTTCGTTGACTAGATCGGACAGTGTGTTGTTATAGGCATCGATTGCCGACTTAATATCATCGAGAAGTGAGCGTCTTGCTGGATTTGCCATGCAAACCACAACTGGCGTTTGCTTAAAATTGGTTGTTTTCGTATCAAGGTGAACGAGCCTGTGAGCGTCGTTATTGCCAATTGAGAATTGATGTACCTTCTCACCCTCGTAAACATCCAGCATCTCTCTGTCGCTGAATCGGTGTTCTTTATAGACGTGCAGCGCAAGTCGTACTGTATTCTCGGCATCACCGTTTTCCAAGACGAAAGCGTTCAGTGGAGTTAGTGTTGTCGCCTTAAATTCGCTATCTTCATTGATATAGAAGAGTTCATAAGCTTCTCCAAAAATATTAGCCTGTCGAATCAAATTCTGATCGTGCTGCTTTGACCAGTGGCCAAAATTAAGATCAACTAAATCAGTAGTATTGTGGTCATCCTTACGAGAAACGTATGAAACTGGATTCCCTAGGGCGTAAGCAACTTCATCATTGATGAATTTCTTGAAAAAGTTGACTACCACTTTCATATTCGCTCTCGAATCTGCCATTGCGTAATTTCTCACAATATCATGACGCCCATCATAGTAATCTTGATATTTACGGTATTTAATTCGCTGCTGGCGAAATGCTCGTAGACATTTTTTGATTAACTCCTCATCCACTCTCCCTCACCCCCTAAAACAGCAACGAGCTGTCCAAAATTTTCACTTCTGGCGTTTCCTCGATCTCATCGATAACTCGGTCAAACTCTGCTAGTGCGTCCGGCGCATCATCATGTGCGGTAAATCCTTCGCCCTCGTAAGCAAGCACTTGGTCGTAGAAAGGCTGATCCTCTTCAGCAAATACAAAAAAGCCACTATCCACTTTTGCGGATATGGCACGAATCTTCGCTTCTTTGTTCTTGTTTTGGCGTTCATTCAAAATTTCTATGTTACGGTGGGAAAGATCAACGTCTTTTTCTATCCATTTTTTGATCTCCCGAACGTCAGCGCCATTGTATGTGTTTTTCTCCACCCAGATGTGTGTGATGTCTGGGTAGCCATGTAGCAGTTCAATCACGTTACTGATGTAGTCATCAAAGCTGACTTTCTTGATGCGACCTTCTCGGATCCAACGGAATTCATTGGAGGTTTTCCCGCCGACTAGTAGCGCCGTATAGTCATTATGTCGTCCCGTTTCAACAGCCGGATCACAAACGAGCATGGTTCTGACGAAATCTTCTTCCTCAATTTCTGCACGCGGTATTTTCGTGATCTGGTGAAACGCACGTTGTCCGATTTTACTAGCATCATTCTGCATTTCTTGCTTAAAACTGGTTGGATCTTCGTAATAATCAATGGCAAGTTGCAAACAGCTGAACTTATCTGGCCAAAGTACTTTGTAATCCATGAGAAAGTCATTTTGATAATAAAACTCTTTCGCATTAGCTTCTGCATGAGGATCTTTCGCATTGAAGTAGCGACTTTTAAATTCAGCCCATAAACCAGTATTAAACAACTCATCCACATCTTCTACTTGCACGACTTTCTCACTGATAGATCGATAAGATGGTAACCTTGAAATCCTGCTAACGAAGCAGTCGCGGTGTAGGATCGTTCCGAGCACCAAAAACTTCGTAGCCATTCGAACTTTCTTTCCGTCACGGTAGACTGCCGTATCTCCGGCATATTTTGCATCTTGCTGGAACGTATTAAATTTGCTATCGCGCGCTTCCTGCGTAATCACGTCTCGTTTACCTTGGTAGTCATCGGCAATGATGATTGACGGACGGCGACCGTTGTATTTCTTTCCTCGTAACGATGATGTGGAACTGATTGCCTGCACCTTCGTTCGGTTGGTGAGTTCAAGTTCAAGTTTATTCGTCAAAAAGCGCTGCGGATCTAATAGCTTGCCGAACGTCGTGATTACATACTCATTCTCTTCAAATGCGTGCCTAACTTCACGGATGAATTCCACCGCATCTTGCTCAGTACGTCCTGCAACAAGCGAGTAATGACTCACCTCATATACATGAGCCCATACGGCAAGTGCAGAGTTTCCTACGGTCGTCTTGCCTACACCTCTCGGACAAATCAATGCTTCCTGATCGTATTCATCGTCAACAAACATCGCGTTCAATTCTTCCCAGATCTGATAGTGGAACGGCGCAAGTTCTCGTACATCGTTGCCTTCTTTAGGAACGAAAGTATCCTGCAAGTAGAACATACAAAAATATTCAATACTTCTTTTCCCTACTGCGAAAGATAGTCCATTCACCCCAAACAAATTTCTTCGATGTTTGTGCATGAGTTGTTTTGCTTTATCGCTGCCATACAATTTCACCAGATACTTGAACAGAGTGCGCCGGTTATCCGGTGTATTAATTTCAACAGGCGTTTCCATTACCGACGCCTCCTTTCAGACTTCAAAAATTGTGAACAAAATTGTCAGTGTCCCCAAAGCCAATTGTCTGACAATTCAAACAGAAAGTACCCCCATCGCTACGTTTATGCAGGATTTTATGCAAAACGCATCGACTTCCAATTATTTTACAGCCTGATTTAGCAGGCTTTTTGGACTGTATAAATTCAATAATATTCATTAACAATTGATCGCCTTGAATCCCTTGATAACAAAGGATTCCTCAATTTATTTAGTTAACATAATGATCCTTTTCGGAAGTCGATTTGTATACCGATGAATAATCTATTCATCCTTTGACCACTTATCCAGTTCAGCATCCAACACATCACCCTCCACGCCCTGGGCGGTACTGGTAACCTGGTCTAGGTCTACCCTGGTGGTAGGCTTACCCAGTGCCCTATCCACTAGGTACTGTAGGGTCTGGGCCTGCACCCGGCGGTTACTGCTGTCCTTGGCAATCTCATGCAGCTTATTGATAGCAAACTCTAATCTCGCCTCGATCATCTTCTCAGCAAAGACTCTCTCCTTGTGTAAGCGACTGTGAACCTCAGCCTTAAATTCTTCGTTGTCCAGCCACTTATAAAGTGTAGGTCGACTGATGCCGACCCGACTTGCAATCTCGCTTTTGTTTAGCTGTCCCTCAGCGATCAATTCAACAGCTCTCATCATCGGCTCGTTTAGCATCTGCCGACCCTCCCTTCTCGTTTTACACGTTTACGATTTAAAAACCCTCTTACTAATAGTTGGGAAAATGGCTACATAACGGCTACAAATTTTGCCTTCTCTCGTACCAAAATAAAATGACAAGGGCTTTCAATCCCCTGTCATTGTAGGTTTTTTCTCCTCAAAATATTTTTTTATCTTTTTTTCTGCTCTATCAATATACGTCCTCACACTCTGCCTTGATAGATTCATCTCTTCAGCAATTTGCTGTTGGGGTAATTCATATGCTTTGAATAAAGCGTAACAAATTCGTTCCTGCTTTGATAACAGTCGAAGGACTATTGCAACCCTGCGGCGTTCGTATGTTGTCAGAGGTTGTTCCTCATCAACGGCTAGTGACGGAAAAATGTCTGTATCCATCAATGCCGTGCTCTGATAAACCGATCGTTGATCAATGCCTCGTCTTGCTCCAGGTTCTCGTCCTGTCTCCATCCACTGTACAGAATCTTGTAAATCACGAATCATGCTATTAATCTTTTTCCGATCTTCAATGTCTAACTCGTTGTCTGATAACAATGTGCTCTGGTCTTTGAGATCACTGATCGTGCGCAAATACTGTCTGATTAATTCGTCTGCCCAGGTTAACGTCATGCAGACTCCCCCTCTTGAACTCTCTCGATCCTTGCTTTAAGTGCTAGAAGCAACTCATCTTGCGTTGCCGTCTTATCCTGCAATGCAGCAACGACATCTTCGTCTACGCCACCGGCCATTGCCAAGTGATGAATAATCACCTTTTCCTTTTGACCCTGTCGGTGCAGTCGTTTATTGGCTTGCTGGTATAGCTCCAGTGACCAATTAAGACCGAACCAAATCACGTGATTCCCACCCTCTTGCAGGTTAAGTCCGTAGGCTGCACTAGCCGGATGTGCTAGAAGAATATCAATCTCTCGGTTGTTCCAATCGTCTTGATCCTGCGGCGTTTTCAACTCTCGTACACGAAGCTTTGTTTTTTTAAGCGCCTGCTTGATCCTTTCTCTGTCATGTTGAAAATTGTAAAAGACCAAAGCAGGACTGCCGTTTAAACCTTCCACAAGCTCTTGAAACGCTTCGATCTTGTTGTTGTGGATTTCGTGTACTTGACGTTCTTCGCCATACATCGCCCCATTACCTAATTGCAGAAGTTTATTAGATAAAACGGCTGCATTGTTAGCATCCACGATCTCGTCTTCTCCTACTTCAAGCAGCATTTCTTTTTCAAACTCGTCATAAGCTTCTTGTGCTTTCTTGTCTAAATAAACAGGAATTGTGTTGTACGTGATGTCTGGCAATTCTAGGTAGTCTTCTGATTTCATGCTGACGCATATGTCTGCAATCTGTCTGTGGATCGTGCTCTCTGCCATATCTTTAGGGGCGTAAGTGTAGATCATGTCACGGCTGCGTTGATCCGGTACGAAGTATCTTTCACGATAGCCGGTGATGTTTTGACCTAATCGATTTCCGCCGTCTAACAAGTACACCTGAGCCCACAAGTCTAATAGCCCGTTTGGTGCTGGCGTTCCCGTTAGCCCAATGATTCGTTTAATATGACGCCGAACACTGTTTAACGCTTTGAAGCGCTTCGCCTGACGGCTCTTAAAGCTGGAGAACTCGTCCACGACCACCATGTCAAATGGCCAGTCATCTTTGTAATACTCGACAAGCCACGGCACGTTTTCACGATTAATGACGTAGATGTCAGACGGTTGGCTCAAAGCTCTCATTCGTTTATTTTGCGGGCCAAGCACTGACGTCACTCGAAGCAAATGCAGATGATCCCACTTCTTGGTCTCATTGATCCAAGTTGATTCAGCTACCTTTTTCGGTGCGATTACCAGCACCTTTGCAACTTGGAATCGGCTGTAAATCAAATCATTTATTGCAGTTAAGGTGATGATTGTTTTTCCAAGTCCCATATCCAAAAACAAGCCAAGTGCCGGTTGATGTAGAACGCGGTGGATGCAATAGCGTTGGTAGTCATAAGGCTTAAACTGCATTTGATGCACCCACCATCTTGTCGATCCACTCGTCCACGCCTTGTTTACTGTCAATCACATGGACGATACTTCCCAATCGTTCAAACCTTTTGTGTTGATGCGTTTGGTTTTTCGTCGGCTTACGTCCTGGTGCTTTTAGCTCTATGAAATGCACCTCGCCTCCAGGAAGCAAGATAAGTCGATCCGGCACCCCAACATTTCCTGGCGATTCAAATTTATAAGCAATTCCGCCGACCTTCTTGATGCGATCTCGGAGATAGTTTTCAATGTCTCGTTCTCTCATGATCAAACCTCCATAAACTAACCTCGTCTACTTTGCACACTTACACGTGTATAGATATAAATTTAGGCGTACAGGGCGTACTAGGGCGTGTCTAATATTCTCTATTTACCTATTTTTATTTATATATATATATAAAGTAGACAAAGTAGACATTTATAATAAATACGTTATTGGTGCGGGTTTAACCGTCTACTTTCTCGTCTACTTTCTAAATTTACAAGGTTGACAACGTAGACATATTCCATTTTTTACAAAGTAGACATATTGGATAGAATGTAGACAAAGATCAAGACTTTACGAAGCCACCCCGAACCTTTCCGTAGGGCCCATATCTGGATGGATTGGGAAGCTTCTGCCAACCTACGACGTTATCGATCATACTGTTAATTGAAACGGTATCGTGACGTTTCATAAACTTTAAATCGTTATTGAAACACTCCACCCACACCTCGGCAGCACACACTCGATCACGTGACGCCGTCTCAGGCGCTTCGGTCTTAAAATCGTTACTCCAGTACATCTTCCGTTGCTCAATGCTTTTCTTCTGCCAATCTAAAGGAACAGGGCGTTCCAAGAAGTCCTGTACCAGCCCTTGACGCGGATCTTGCTCCGTATGCATTTCCTGTTGACGTTTCGCCTCTTCTTCAAGTGCCCCAGTTAAAAACGTAATCTCGCCCGACCGCCAGGCTGCGACTGCCTCAGCCCATAACTGATCAATCTCCTCATCTAAATCAGTGAAAACACTCTTAACCGGCATTGTAACCCCAACATCAACAGGCCAAAAACGACGACCACCGGTTGCGTCCTTTAAATAGTCCGATTGATTGCTCGTACCAAAAAACACACACTTTCTCGGGTGCTTCTCGGCTTTACGGGCATATGCAGCCCTGTACTGATCTTCCGTACGACTTAGGAAACCCTTAATCGTATTAACATCGCTTTTACTGTACGCCGACATCTCACCGACCTCGACGATCCAGACGCCTTGAAGCAATTCGGCTGCGTCTTTACCCTCGAAGCTCTCAATGCTATTGGTAAACCACGACTGCCCCATTTTTTGAATCAATGTCGTCTTTCCCAATCCTTGCGCCCCGGTTAATACAGGCATCGTGTCATGCTTGATCCCAGGCACCATTGCACGCGCGACAGCAGCGATAAAGGACTTGCGTGTGACAGCACGGATGTAAGACGTGTCTGCCGCACCCATATAATCGATAAAAAGTCGGTCTAGTCGGTGCACGCCATCCCACTCCAAGCTATTTAAGTAATCTACAACTGGGTTGAAACGATTCCGTGCTGCACCGATCACCAAGGCATCGTTGATCGTATCTTTGACTTTGAAACCGAGAATCTTTTCCATATAAGAACGCAATCCGGCGTCGTCTCGATCTGTCCACATGAACAAATTGTGATCGTCTTCTCGCGGTGCCCATGGGAACGGGCCTTGTGCGAGAATTGCATCTGCAAAAGTGTCCATCATGATCTTTCCTGCAAGGTTTTGATCATTAGCAAGTGCTAGCTCGACATTTGCGATGGTCTTGGCGGGTTTACCTGTGCTTGCGCTTACTTCGAGCCGTTTAATCCACTCCGTATCTACCTTTGTGGCAGGTGTTGATGTACCGCCGAAATCCTCGGTCATTTGTTCATATTTTTCTTGATTAATAGCTGTCGCAACATCTGCGTCGTTAAGCGCAAATGCTGACATCTTGCTGAACGATGGCATCCGGTTAATTGGTGTATCCGGCTTTGCTTCATCGTCTTCATCGCTGTACTTATGAAGCCTTACCAAATCAAAAGCGTTTACGAGGCGCCCACCTGTCGGGTCAGTCGCATGATGACTATAAAGAAATGCCCCATCGTCATATACCACTGCACCGCCAACCGTTGAGCCGTCGATAAACGTATAACGTCCTGACCCGTCATCGGTCATCTCGTAAATACCAGGAAGAAACGTTTCAATGGCTTGGTGGATGTCGTATTGACGGCAAAAGGCGCCTACGACACCCGGTTTACTAGCCGGGTCACCTTGCTTGGCAGCCATCCGTACGTGCGTCTTTGCAGCACCGGGTACTTCTGGCCATTCTTGAACATCTCTCCAGTTTTGATAGAGGTTGAGCATTCCGTCTACGTTGACCATCTGCTTGTCACCGTATGTGAATACGTACTGACTGTCTGCACTGACACTCGGCCAGTACATGAGGCGTTCAGCTTTAAACGTGGTCGGATCGGCAAAGCTTATACCGATCATGTCAGCCAACTTGCGAGCAATCGGCTCATACTCGTCAGCTGTCATAGTCCGATTGACAGGGAAAAGCACGCGAAGCCGAGGTGAAGTCGGCTCGTGCTTTCGCGTACTATAAATCGCATAAGCGCAACCTAGACTATCAACACGACTAATTACGTAATCGGTATAGCCGTTGTCGATGTTGTCCAAGTCCAGCGTAACGAGGTCACGCCCTTCCACATTGGCAGCCTTTCGCCGGTTGTTACGAAGGGTTCCCCCAACAAATCCCCCAACGTCTTTACGTTCATCTTGCTCGGGCTTTCGCATCTTTAGATACTCGTCAAGCGTCTCAGTTCCTCGAACGGCGTAGCGAAGTTTCTCTACCATGTCCGACCAATGAATAGTTTGAGACGGCCAAAGCGTATCTCTTCGACTGCCAGCGCTTGATATGGTTAACTGTCGATCGTATTGAATCATGCCCTCACCTACTCTGTTTGCTCTATGATCTGATTAATATATCCTTGTGCTCTTTTAAGCGCTGCGGGGTTGCCGTCTTGCTTCCATATCCAGAGACTGTTAAAAAGATTTCCGACGTAATACGCTTCCATTTCTTTAAGGTCTCGCACTGCTTCACGAATCACCTGATCGGCTGTAATTGATTGCTTATCTGGCTTACTAACGAACTGCGGCGTAGGCTTTTGCCAAGATTGAGGGGAGGCAGCCTGTGACGGTGCAGAAATACGACGCGGATGAATGTCTTCCAATTCTTGTGCCTTTGCTGGTTTAACAGGTACTTTCGATTGATTGCTATCCAACTTTTCCACTTCCTTTTTTGGCTCAACGCTTGAAGAAGGTTTGCTTTTTCTGTTTTTACCGGCAAGACCCCATTTAACTTTCCAGTTATAAAGCGTGGCTGTAGCGATTTGATAGATTTCTGCAATCTCATAATCAGAGTAAGAAGTTGAAGCTTTCAGTTCCTGGTATTTCTTTTTTGTTAGCTCGTGCTTATTACGTTTCATAAGAACCTCCTTCTTTCTCTTTTGCTTCGCTTTTGATCTGCCTAGATCTTCTAACTCGTCACCTAAAGCCAGAAGCTTGTAACCAATCTTGCACTGGCTCCAACAAAATTGATTGACTTGATTACCATAGACGATTTTGTTCACACTGCAACCTTCACAGTAACGATCTAGATTTACTCCAATGTCTGTCATAATCTCTTTGCGATCCCTCATCGTATCTCAGCCTTCGGAAATGATTCAGCACTATAAAAATGACTGGAAATGTCATTTAGAAAACATGCACCTTTTACTCCTTCGAATGAATTAGAGTAGTGGATGTACACTCCATGAAGGTCATATTGCACGATTACTTCAAACGATTTGGGCTTCTTCATTAACGATTGATACAACCCGTAGTCGATGACAATAGATGTATTATCCATTAACACAGGTCGGCACTTGGCTTGCTTAAACGTTGAAAGAAGCCATTCAAATCGATCAATTTTAGTTTGTATTTCAAATGGACGTTCTTGCTCAGTCTTCGAAACACGATACCTCTTCCGTAAGTTAGAAGCGTCGCTTCTCCATTGATCTCGATGACTTTTTAATACAGATTTACTGTCTTCAAGTGCGAAATCTGGAAGAAAAATAGCATTCAATGTTAACCCTCCAATTTCCATTTGCTTTACAAATTCCTTTGTCATATACTCTTAATTACAAACATACGTTCGGATAAGAGGTGTAATTGATGAAACCCCATGAGTACAAACGTGATTATGATCTTGCACACGAGTACATCATTTTGGAGTTAACGATCCGATCCCTTAACCGTGATCAACGGATATACGCTGCGGATAACTCACCGTTTAAGTTGAGCCGTATCTGGCAAGGTTACACAGAGTCTCTAATATCAAAAGGCAATCGGCGCATGAAGCACATCAAAAAACACCTCTATAAATACGGGATTAAGATTTCAAAAAAAGATCAATTAAGCTCTGGCGGTACTGTACATTACGAAGCTTGGTGCCGCGGGCAACTTATAGAAATGAAGTACCAACCGACTATGCTCTACAACCACTCATGTGATATGATGCAGCAATTAATTGATAAGCCAGTAGAAACAGGTATAGAAACGTTGTTATGGGATGTTTAGGGAGCTACGATCATCTTGATTCCTCTAATTGCGGGAGAAACACGACATATTCAAAATTAATAGGCTTCTGCTTTTCTTCAAAGATGACAACCTTCTGCAAGTCTTCTCCGTCTATACATTCAACCGTTTCTTGTACATAACGTTTCACTAAATCGCTTCTCCTGCTGCGTAACGTTCCCATTTATCACAAGCCTGTTTTCTTAGTCGGCTCACGTGCGCTTGAGCACATCCGATCGTATTGCCAATCTCGATTTGCTTAACGTCAGCTAGTGTTAAACGGACAACATCCTGTTCACGTTGTGAGAGCCGACTAACAAAATCGCTCACCACGTAATTGCTATCATTTGCACCTTGATCAACTACGTCATACAAAGTGAGCCCTGAGTGAGGGTCGATGATACGATCGAAAGAGGCTGTCTGTCGATGAGTGATATATTGAAGTGCGTACCTCGCTTCTCTCTTAGAGCAGTTAAGAAAATTAACGATGTCATCAACTTTTGAATGTTCATCAAAACCATTCTTCAATAGCTTTTTACCGTTATCTTTCATTGGTCGACTGAAATACACTGTTGAATAATCTCGTAACAATCGCATCATGTGGCTTTTAATTATAGAAATACTGTACGTGGAGAATTTGAACCCTTTACTCTCATCGAACCTTTGAAAAGCTAGGGTAAACCCTTCGCATCCTGCTTGAACTAAATCTTCAAAATCTAATCCAGTATCTAACAACGATCGTTGAAATTTATGAGCGCAGAAGTAAACGAGTTTTCCGTGCTGCTCAAACGCTTCGTCTACGGTTTGCAGCCCATCACCGATGTCTTTTCTCATGGTCGATCTGCCTCGGTTTTAGCATCTTCTTCGGACATTTTCATAACAGCAGTTATTGCAGCGCCACGATATAAAAGCTTTGCCTTACTCTCGCCTACCTCAACGCGCCACATTTCGTATAAATCATCTTTAGTCAAATGAGGCTCGTATTTTTCAACAATTACGCGATCACCCTGAACACCGATCGCTAAAGCGTCTCCTTCTTTAATGCCCAACATTTTACGTGTTTCTTTTGGAATAACGACACGTCCTAAATCATCAATCCTGCGTACAATTCCGATACTCTTCATTCTTTATCACCCTTTTGTAGTAACCCGTAGAATTGGTATTTTAATTGTTTAGTTGCCACCAATAGCTTTTGGCATTGTGATTTATTTAACTTGCCAATGTGTGCTTCCTCAGCAGGCAGATTAAGCACCTTCGCCACCCATTCATAAGTTTCCGATCGTGTCACTATTTGACTCTGCCAAATTGGGTCAAGTGCTTTATGGCATCTGTGCCGTAGTCTTCGAACATCTTTTGTGGCCAAGTAGCCTAAAGGCTCACGTGTACCACGATGACAGCCGACATGAGCTTTGCAGTTATAACAGATATATAACCATCCACGTTTTCTAGGATGAAGCTCCTTAGCTTTGATAAGTTTTGCTGGTCGAAAACAGTACGAGCAGTTAACTCTCACAATGCACTTGGCCCAAGACGATATTAGAACGAACACGAAGCTCATCTAAATGGTCGTGACATAACCGGATTGATACGCCACTATTACCATGATAAAAAGTGATCATAAACACCGGGGGCTCTACTTCGTCCATGTCACAACAATTACAGTAGTTCAGCGAGCTGTTGAATTGTTTAATTTCAACAGCTTTACTCATCTGACTCGCTCTCCTCATACACTGGGCTGTCACCAATGTCATTAATGCGCTTATCAGAATGGTACAACTCTACTTCTTCTCCAATGGAAACCTGAATTTTTAAGGTTTTTTCGTCCTCATCCCAACCGAAATGAAAAGCGCCGTCTTGAAGTTGAAGAATGTAATCTTTATTTTTAATGTCTAATGTCTCGACATTCGCAACTCTCTTTAATTCAGCAACTAATTTCGTGATTATATCGTTCATTAATAAGCCCCCTAATCTTTTTGATAGAAATCTGTCACGAATCCGTCAGCTTCTAACTGCAAGTCAGGCGCCCACGGCATCGGTACACCCATTATTTCTTCCAGGTACTTAATGTCAGCTTGATGCTCTGGCACATCGATAACGACCTCATCATGCACGTGCATCACAGTTTGATAACCGGCATTGTGTACACGGAACAGTGCTTCTGCCAGACAATCACGAGCAATGGCTTGTACAACGTTCTCCACGATCTTCCCACCATACGTAGGAATCTTCGCCCACTGCCTGTTTTCGCCTAATCCGTAATAGTGAACAGCATCTTGATCAAACTTCCCCGGTGCAATGAATGGCTTGGCATAATAGAGCTTTCGCCTGCTAGGCAATTGAATTGTAAGAAAGTCGAGTCCTCTTTCAATGTCGAACTCTCTCGCAAAAAGCAATCCTTTTACACCGACTGGATCACCAGTTTTCATAACAGCTAATGCGGCGTTTTCGAGTGAGTACCATAAATCAACAATCCGTCGGTTTGCCGATCGCCAACGTTTTACGATGTCCGGCAATTCTTCCTCAGTAATCCCCATGTCCAGTGCACCCATTTGCATAAGAGCTCCTTTTGATCCCTGATAGCCAAGTGCTAGCTCAGACACTTTTCCTTTCTGCCTTAAAGGACTACCTTTCGTAATCTCTTCAATGGGGACGTTAAACATAGCCGATGCCGATGCCTCATAAATTTTGCCGTGTGTAGCAAACACATCTAATCGCCATTGCTCCCCCGCCAACCAAGCAATCACACGGGCTTCGATGGCTGAAAAATCAGACACAGCAAGTTTATGACCATGGGAAGCGACAAACGCGGTGCGGATAAGCTCAGATAACACGTTTGACACGTTACCGTATATCAGTTCCAGCGCTTCCGTGGCTCGATCTTTAACGAGATTGCGAGCAAACGCCAATGAGTCCATTTCGTTTTTTGGAAGGTTCTGTACTTGCACGAGCCTTCCAGCCCATCGCCCGGTGCGATTAGCGCCGTAATGCTGTAATAGTCCTCGGGCACGGCCATCTTCGCAGCGTGCGGCATCCATCGCTTTAAACTTTTTAACGCTGGTCTTAGAAAGCTCCTTGCGGATCTCTAGCATGCGTTTGACGTCACCTGTAGATTCTTCGATCTTATCGGCAACAGTGTCTTTACGAAGGTTGTCAATTTTCATCCCTTGTTCTTGCAGCCATTTTTGAAGCTGCGCGGTGCTGTTTGGGTTGCTCAAGCCTGTGATCTCTTTTGCTTCGGCTGTGAGTTTGTCCGTTACCTCGTCACTGACATGCTGTGCACCGTCTACGACATCTTGATCGACAGCAACACCGTGAGCATTGATTTGTAGATCGAGTTCCCACATACGTTGCTCTTGCTCGGGCACAGGGAAGGATTCAAAGCGCCTTAAGACTTCCATTTCTACGACAACATCTTGAATGTTGTAATCCTTAAATAGTTGCCATTTATCAACGTCATGGTGCGGTAGATTTCTTGTTCGGTTGCCGTTATTTTTCGTTGGTTTACAAGGTTTACTGAAGTAGTTAATGAGTTTTGTACCAACGGCTTTCTTTTGCTGACCATCATCAAGTTTGAGTGCTTTTGCCACGGTGCCAAGTGCACCCGGATAGCCACAATACAACGCTTGTAGCATTGTATCTCGCCATTGATTAAGTGGTGTGGCAACGATTGTGTTTAGGCAATACCATTCGAATGCTGCATTAAAGGCTCGTTTAGTAACGCTCTCGTCAGACAGTGCAAAGATGATGCCAGGGGGAATGTGCTCCCCCTGGGCTAGATCGACAATTTGCACCTCGCCAAAATCGACTGAGTAAGCAAAAAGCAAAATCTCAAAGCTATCATCCTGGACGTATCTATACAGCCCTGTCTTTTTAAGGTCAGCTTCACAATACGTCTCAATATCAATGCTTAAATTGTTCATATCCCGTAAATGTTGCCTCGTTGCTCAGGAAAGCCAGTAATCGGGTCGTGCTGTTGCGGTTGCTGCTGTGGCGCTTGTTGTGTCGGTGGAACTTGTCCATAGCCCTGCTGCGGTACTTGGTAACCGTAATTCGGCTCTTGCACTGGTGCCTGTTGCCCGTAGTTCGGTGGTTGTTGTCCGTAATTTGCTTGTTGCGCTGGCGCTTGTTGTCCAAAACTTTGTTGCGTCTGCGGTGCGCCGCCAAAGTCAGTTGTAGCAGAAGGGGCTGATCCACCTAAAGGCTCACCGTCACGTGTTTTCATAACGTTTGTAGCCAAATAGCAACCGATGCCGTTATTTCCATTAACACTATAAGGAGAAAAGTTGATTGCAATACGACCATACATACCAGAATAAATTTCTGTAGGGTTCATGATGCTATTCAGGTTTGCATCTACAATTTCAGGCGGTTGATCGGCCTTAGTCGTAGCAGTAAACACCCAGTGTCCACGGCATTCTTCGCCAAAAGGTTCACCGTTAGGCCGCGTGCCGTCTCCATCATAGACCGGACTTGCTACACGAGCAGGCTTTTTGCCATTCCACTTATCTTTAATTCCGCGTTGTTCGGCTTGCTGCATAGCATAATCAATACGCTGTTTCGTCTGAACGTCTGATTTAGGTAGCAAGCAAACAACGCTATATTTAGGATCACTGTTGTTGATCGAGCGCGGTTGTAATAGATTCACGAAACTGAAACGAACCTCGTCTGTAACTACTCTTGTTGGGTTAGTCTGATCTGTCATTTATCATCAATCTCCTCTTATTTAATTTATTGAAAGTCTTCACTTGCAGCAGGGGCGTGAGTAATTGCTACGCGCTTGTCTGACTCCGGTGCAAGTGTCGGTTTACCTGGACTGTTCTCTACATGCTTTTCTTCTTCTAAAAGCTTTCGATAATCTTTCTTACCGAGCATCTTTTCAAGTTGTGCAACGGATAGAGGTTTCTTATCATACAAAACTGACTCATCATAACCGTTATTTTGAAGATGCTCGAACGCCTTATCTTGATCAACGAATGCCCGTGATCCTCGACCGTGGACAGCTTTAAAACCTGGCACTTCTTTTCCGTTCAATGATTCAGAGAGTGCGAACTTTTCCAAGTCCTTAACCCAGGGCGCTAAGTGCTTCCCAATTTCTAATGCTTTTCCAACCTCTTCATGCGTCATCAAATCAGGTTTAGGCTTCGGATCTCCGAAATCTTTAAGTGGGCTGAATTGTTCAGCACGTGCTCGACACTGGAAACGTGCACGGCAAAAGCCACAATGTTCACCAGGATTAAACGTACCCTCACCTTTAAAGGCTTGTTCTGCGACGGGCTTAATCGATTCACCCCATGAAAGTAAGTCCGTCGTTGATATTGACCAGTGTGAAGGTTCATCGAAAAGTCTTGGCTGTACAATCACCATGTGCACTTCGTCGATCTGACTAAGAAAGCCGTACATTTCATAAGCACCCAGCGCGTAAAGCTTTGCTTGTGGATTGTCTTCGGCTGACACTGGCACGCCTGTGCCGTACTTAAAGTCAACAACGTACATCGCGTTGTCACCTACAACGATCGTGTCAGAAGTCCCGAAGCCTTCCGGTGCGTACTTGTCATAGCTCACACGCTGTTCAATTGCTACGTGAGGTTTGCCACCTAGACGTTTAACGATGTCTTTGATGACATTTAAATACGCGTCTGTGTGCTCAAGCATTTCCTCGTCATACAGTCCGTGCTCTACAAACTCTGCTAGTGCTGCGTCATATTTCTTTTGACCGAAACCAGCCGTGTATTGCTTGTGAAGCTTAATTTCTGCGATTTCATGAGCAAGCGTACCGATCTTTGCGTGATCAGAAGTTGTGTCTGCAAAACCTTCCTCTAGCCGTGCTGACGGTGGACAATTAAGCCACCGAACAGCACCAGATGCAGACAACAAAGCATGAGCACGAGCTGCATGTCCTTGCTCTGCTATCATATTTTTGCCCCTAGCTCACGGAATTTTTGTGCCAAGGCGTTGTACTGCTCTTGTGGGACTTCTACAAGCGAGGCAAAACCAAGTGATTGAATCGCGTTACGTACTTGATCTCCGTGACCTTGTTCAGCAAGCGTCCTACCCGCAATGCCTAAATCGTCAAATGAATAAGATGGAGCAGTCGTCGGCACGGTGTGAGGCTCAGTCGGTGCTTGATTCATTGGTGCTTGAGTCGGTGGTTGAACTAGCGACTGTTGCACTGGCTCTTGTGGTGGTTGTGTTGGAACCGTTGGCGGTTGCACTGGCGTGTCTTGACTAACGTTTGAAGCCTTATGATCTAAAGACGGTTGCTCTTGTTGGACTGAATTGTCAGCTTGCCCAAATGTCACAGCTAGTCCTTGTAATACTGCCAAAAGTTCAGGTGATGCTTTAATTTCAACGCTAATGGTATGATTCATATAAAATTTCCTCTCTAGACTGGACTGTGTTATAATCCAGCTATCTATAGTTTTGTGTGCTGATCAAGTGGCTGCTTGATCAGCTTTTTTTTTTTGTTAAAGACAACTCATTTCTAAAAACCGTAATCTCGACTTCTTGTGCAGCGCAATTAATTGTGTTTAATTCAATTACTTTATCAACTCGCCCTAAATTAAAAGGTCTGCCGGTGCGATCGATTAGGAATTGGATGGCCTCACGTTCACGATTAAAAACTCGATGCTCGTTAAGCCCCATAATATTGTCAATTTCAACTACGTACACCTTCAAAACTTCTCACCTCCTTAAATTAGTAAAGCCATGCAACCGAACCACGTTAAAATTCCTACAATCATGATCATCGGCTCTTGACTTTTATGCGGATCAACCAAAACCTCCACCTCCAATCTTCACAAATAGTGATAATTTTGCTAAAATAGAATTGTTCAAAGATCCTGTGTAAATAGGAGTGATGCCTAATGGGCAAACTTTTGAACTTCACTGTGCTTTTGTAATTGAATCTGTAGTCGCAGGTCTTGCGTTGCTGGCTTGCAATCGTCTTCCTAAGACGTAAAAATTAGAGGGAAAGGTAGTAATGGCAGACATGCTAGGGAGACACTAACTCCGTTTCATGGGTGACATTTACATACCTAAGCACGTTAAAAAATTACAGTGGATATTACGCCATTTGCAGTGCTGGAGACGATACCAGCGAAGTTGTGGTAGTTACCCTACTAACTAAAAGCTTTTTAAAAATTTCCGTGGCACTTTTCCAGTAGGGTGGAGAAGTGTCTTTTTAATTTAAAAGAACTTGTTAAGGTCAACTTTTTCACCAAAACTCTTTTTTAGTTTTACAAGAAATTGAAAGCTTGGATTTTTAAAACCGCCTTCTACTTTCTCGTAATATGAAATCGATACTCCGATTTGCATTGCCATGCCCTCTTGACTAAGCCCTTGTCTTTTTCTAATCTCCTTTAGATGCTGCACGTTACTTTCAACTCCTCATACTTCTTACCTTGATCCGTAACTCAACGACTTCTTATAAGCCCAATCCGCAGTGTTTTTTCTACCTTTAGCAAGCATAATTACTGCAAATTCTAAGAAAAATCGTTCAAGTGATTTATGCATTTACTTTGTCACCTCCTATTTTTGATCAACATCATCTCGAATTTGTTCTTCTCTCAAGATGCGAGGATAAGCCTGGGTATAGATGAAATGCAATGCTTGGTAAAGCGCTTCTTGTGAAGGTTGCTTTAAATTGTTTTGATGGTTAATTTCTTTTCGTTCTTTCATTTCAATCACTCCTCAGTATTTAGGGATGATAATAACGAATTATATCTAACCTTCTAAATGAAGCTACTTCCTTCACTTAGGAACTGCTATAAGTTCATTCTTTCAGCCAGTTGATCAAAAACTCTTAGGTTTCTTCTGCCGGATAGTACCATTTACCACCCTTCTTATATTTTGGGAAGTCAGGATCGTGGAAAAATTGATCTAGTATGGTATTCCATCCCATACAAGTTCTTCTTTTCAGCTCTTTAGAATCCCAAAACAAGAGTTCGTTGTCTGTTTCTTCTAGCGCTTTTTTCATCTCTTGCTCAATCAAGCTTTTTATTTCATCGCGGTCAATCTTAATTTCTATCATTACGATCACTCCTTAGCTTTTAGGAATGATTATAATAGATGTAACTTTGACTCGATATTTGATTCTTCATACCAAAATAAATCATCCAGGCTACAATTAAATATCTTTGCAAGCATATTCATTTCAATTTGAGTGAAACAACTCAACCCGTTTTCTTTTTTATAATAACTCTGCTTAGATATACTTAACTTCTTTGCTATGTCTATCTGGCGGAGCTTTCGCTCTTTTCGAGCAATATAGAGTTTGTAGTTCTTCAAAACCTCATCTCCTTAACTGATTCGATATTCAATATTTCTTGAACTTTCACTTTTACTGCTGTTCCTTTTCGATTGCCTTTAAGAATGTCTGTCAAATAAGGTGCCGACACTCCTATTTCTTCAGCTAGCCACCTCACCGATCTACCTCTTAGCAACAATTCTTTTCGAACTTCTGCTCCGAACTCAGTGTACTTACTCACCGTTTCACCTCCTCTGTAAATAAATGCAAATATTAAGCTAATTTATTAGCTAATTTATTTGACCCTAATTAGCGAATATGATATTATGAAGGCAGAGCTAAATAAGACATAAAAAGTCCGCGGTTAATACATTTTGTCTGCTCCCCAGCATTAAAATTGTATATTGCGAAGTCATATTTTTGTTGCCTTTTTTAGCCAATAAATTAGCTTATGTACACATAATAATATCAAATAAAATAATTGTCAACACATTATTAACTTATTTGATATTTTATCCCATAAGCTCCAGGAGGTAGCTCAATGAGTTTGGTGAATAGAATTAAAAAACTCTGTGACGAACAAAAAATTACAATCGCTGAACTAGAAAGAAAAACTGGTATATCTAACGGTCAAGTAAGAAAATGGGATACTTCCAGTCCTAGTATCAGTAAGATTGAATTAGTCAGCGAGTTTTTCGACGTAAGCGTGGACTATCTATTGGGCAAAACTGACAAGAAAAGGTACTACGAACTCACTGATAAAGATGAGGCTAACATTGAAAAAGATCTTGAAAAAATGATCGCAGGTTTAGACAATGGTGGATACGCGGCTTTTGGTGGCAGAGGAATAGACGATTTGGACGAAGAGGATCGTGAACTACTCATTGATTCACTAAGACATTCGCTGAAAATATCCAAGAAAATAGCAAAACAGAAATTCACCCCTAAAAAATACCGAAATTAGGAGTGTCGATTTAATGGATCATATTAAAGAGAGAGTGGATCAGTTAAAAAGAAAATATAATACAACTGATCCATATAAAATAGCTGAACAAAAAAAGATCTTAGTTCAATTTGAGTTCTTAGGAAGTATATGGGGCTATTACTCTAACATGTCTCGTATTCCGATTATTCACATTAATGAAGAGGTGCGTGATAAACAAAGATTATTTGTGGTGGCTCACGAATTGGGGCATGCAATACTACACCCTAATGAAAACACGTCTTTCCTCAATAAATACACTCTTTTTTCCACTGATAGCATTGAGAAAGAAGCTAACTATTTTGCATCTATGCTTTTGTTTTCGGACAAAACCATCACTAAAGATGAGTTGTTGTATGAATACGGCATCCCTCTTGAATACCTCCAACCTAACTAAGGGCGTGAATAAGATTGACTGTTTATAAAGACGTAAATGACACTCATTATTTCGTTACTCGTGTAAAATTGCGAAATGGTAAAACTAAACAGATTAAACGTAGGGGTTTTAAAACACCTAAAGAAGCTAGACTCGCAGAAGCTCAACTGTTAATTGACTGGGAAAATGAAGAAACAAAAGATGAAAGCATGCTATTTTCAGAAGTTGCTCTTGAATATTTAAGTTGGTACAAAAAAAGAAGGAAGGAATCTTCTTACAGTAAACTGTCTAGTTTGATAAGAACACACTTAAACCCAAACTTCGGCAAGAGAAAGATTGACGCTATCAGAAACCGCGATATCACTAAATTTCAAGACAAGTTAATCGATAAACATTACTCAGCACACCATGTGAAGAAAATACACACTACGCTATCGGCAGTATTCAACTACGCAATAAAACAAGAATACATTAAGCTGAATCCAGCTGCTATTGTTGGAAATGTTGATTTAGAAGAAGAGCGTCATGTTGATTACTGGACACTCGAGGAATTCAAATGCTTTCTTTCAAAGATAGATGATCCCTTCTATCACACTCTGTTCATGACACTTTATTACAGTGGAATGCGAAAAGGAGAGGCTTTAGCGTTAACTTGGAATGATATTGATTTTCCAAATAACAAGATTACAATAAATAAAACGTACTACAAAGGCAACGTAACTAGTGTAAAAACAAAAGCTAGCAGAAGAACAATAATTATGCCGGAGCACACAATGTCACTCCTTTCTGATCTACAGGTGGCCCAGGGTCACAAAAAACTAGACTATGTTGTTTTTGGTGAAGTTTATGATTACACTTCAACAACGACTTTAGATCGTTATTTTACGAAGTATCTAAAATTGTCAGGATTAAAGAAGATTCGAATCCACGATTTCAGGCATAGCCACGCAAGCTATCTAATAAATAACAATGCCATTCCTGGGATAGTAGCTCAGAGACTTGGTCACAGTGATATATCGACAACATTAAACATTTATAGCCATTTGTACCCTAGTACAGAAAAAGAAGCCGTCCTCCAAATGGAAAACGACTTCTAA